TGGTGAGTGTGAATTCGTTGTCGTCGATCATTTGCTCTTGTGCAAGCTTGATGACCTCATCACGATTGGGGTGGTTCTCAACCTCAGCAATCAGTTGAGCAAGACGACGGGAGAAGGTGTAGTTAGACATCAGTTGAAATCAGTAGGGGTGAGGAAGTGAACAGACTCGTGATCAACAACCGTGAACTCAATGTCAGGTGTATCGATCAGTGCGTTAACCTTAGCCTGAGCAGCACTACGCTTTTGGTAGACATACTCCTTAACCTTTTTTGTCTTAAGGTCAGAGGTGCGGATGATGCAGCAGACTGAACTGGGTAGTTCCCAGCCTGCTACCTTCCACGACATGATCTCTTCAAAGGTATGCTCATGGAACATGTCATCATCAGCATCCTTGTACTCTTGCCAGTTGTTAGGAAACTCTTTGTGCTTAGCCATCTTACCATTCTTCCGTTTGTTTGACATTAACTAGTTGTTCGTTACGTTGTTGGGATAGTTCAAGAGCAGTCCATGCTGCCTGTTCAGTACTTGGTGCTAGTAGATACCAAATACCGCTTGTGAGGGTGACTTCGTACTCACGGAGACCCTTGTAGGTGGTGTACATAATCACTTACGAATACAAAGGAACTTAGCAACACGCTCAAGTTGTTGAGTCAAGTACGTAACTTCCTCAGCATCATAGTACCCAGCAGTTGCTTGAGTACGTACACCTTGAGCAACAAGGTCAATAATCTCAAGGCACAGCTTAACTTGATCGCTTGTGAGTGCTTTAGCCATTAGTCCTCCTCAAAGGTGAAGTAGTAATCGATCTGTAGCCAGATGTACTCGCTTAGCTTAGCTGCTAGGTCACTCTCCTCACGACATGAGTTAATACCATCTCGTATGCCATCATCAATACATGTCTCAAGTAATCGTTGAATGTTTAGCTTCATATGCAAGTAATTTAAACTCATCAAGCCAACCATCAATTAGGTTGACCTCTTTAGTAGTCAGAAACCCTAATCTGTGGTTGTCATCTAATGCACGATTTAATGCCTTGATTATTGGTTTGAACTCATCAGTCTGTGTAGGTACTTTGATCATCATCAGTTGTTACGAAAGAAGAAGGTACCGTTAACAGTCTCAATAGAGCTGAAGTCATGACGTAGGTTATGATCCCACACACTCTGCCAATCTACAGCAGCAAGGACACAATCGGGGATCTGTGCATTCATCACCTCGATACAGAAGTACTCAGCGAACTCTTCCTCGGCATACGATGAGTAACCATCGTGGGTGTACTCATAAGCATCCTCAAGTTGTGATGCAGTGTTGATACCGATGTCATCAAGCTCCCCCATGAACTCAATAGTCTCCTCATGAGTCCACTTCTCACCAAGCTTGTCAGTGATAGCATCATAGAGATCCTTCTCATCAGTGCTCATGTCATCATACTCTTGCTCCATGGTGTCAGTGTTGGTGGTAGGGATTACACCTCTTGCATTAAGCAGCTCAGTGTAGTAATCAGTATACATAACCCTATTGTTGTCGTACACATAACCTGCGTCCATGATCATATCAGTGCGAGTCTTCTCCCCGCGATTGATCAATTTCATCCATTCAGCATTGTGTGATACGAGTGAAGAACCCTTGAGCATAAAGACTGGAGCAGTGGTGGTAGTAGACATAGTCAGCTTTGTGATTGTGAAAGAACTAATTAGTCAGCGTTGCTGATGATCTCTATCAAAGCATAAGGATACATATCCTCATACTTATCATAGTTCAACTCAGCCTCACTGTATGAATCGAATGTATCAAGAGCAATGAACTTACCCTCATCATTCATGCGTGCAATAGTATACATCATTTAGTCATTCCATAAAGGTAAGCATCGATGTCGTCATTAGCACGAATGAACGACTCTACATCTTCCAACTCGTAGAAGACATCACCATCCTGATCACCACATCCATCAATCAAGGCATACTCTTCATAGTCATCACCCATGCGTTGAACTAAGTCATAGCTGGTACAGTCTTGTACAGCAGCACGTAGATCATCAAAGGAATACATTGTCATTGAGCTCCTTAATAGCGTAAACAGTACCGACGATTAGGATAGCTAGAGCTAGCATCAGAATTCAATCTCCTCCATAGTAGGGACAGTATTAGAAGGTTCAGTAAAGGTAGTAGCGATCATGTCAAGAATAGACAGAAGATCATTGCCAGTTCGTGCCTTACCAAGCAGGTCAAGCACTACCTTAGGATCAACAGTTACGGTCATAGTTAATAAGCAATGGGACAGTTAATTGCCATGATCTAACTTATTAAACGCATGTGGCTCTGCGTTATCAGTAACGTGGTCGTAGTGTCAGGTCGGGTTGCAACCTATAACACTTCGCGGGATCGCTCGCTCCGCTAAGTCCGTCTTGTGACGACCACAACTATTCTATTATCTAGGTGCCCGGTGGAGAGCGACGGTCTCGCCTCCCCCACCGACTCATCTAACATACCAGCCCCTAGGCCGATGTGTCAATCCCAAGAACCCAGTGGATCCGTGTAGCCCACTAATTGACCCTATCAGCGGTCCTTATGGGTATGCTAACCGTTCTGAACTGGGTGATGCTGGGCGTGAGTGTGAACGAAGAGTGGCGAGCGAAGCGAGTCGCTCACCTGAACGCATCGTGTGAATAAATTAATACATTCCACACAAGGCTCTGTAATGCCTCTCTACTGGCCTGTTGGTGTCAGTATACCTATTAACGGTTAGAGGCGCCTTATAGCCGCTTCTAGGCGTGGCTGAGAGCGTTATAGCTGCACTGTCTTACTGGTATATGCTGCGCATACAGATAACTTGGTATATATCTGCACCTTGATACTAATTCGTATCGCTATTAATTCATATCACACAGCATTGCTTATTGCAATTCATTCTCAATAAGGCGTGACTATAGATGATGACAGTGCTGCCAGTACCCAACACCCTGTCCAATGTCCTGCGTACCTGTGCCTGATGCAGATACTCTGGACAAGGCTATGGACATATGCTGGGCGTCCTTGATCGCAACTCCTTGCCACTAGTATTCTCAATAGCTCTGTCCTGATGAGAAAGAATCAAACAGCACACGGCATAGCTACTGTGCGTCCCTGTATATAAGGAGGGGGTACTGGGGGGAATTGCGGGGCCATCTGGCGATATAAGGCTTGTTAAATTTATGTCAAAAATTAAGGGACCCCCTAGAACGCTCTGTAAGGCCCCTCAACACAGTCAAACAGTCAAGGCTGCACAGACACTAGGAAGGTGCTCTTGTAGGAGCTTATAGACACCTTCTGCAATGATCCTATGCTCCAGCTGTGTACCATTACCGCACCGCAGTTGACAGTAATGAATCCAGGACCTAATGGTACCGTTCATATACAGTCGAGTAGGTGCAGCCATAGGCAACACTTCTCTTGCACATTCCTTAGCTACCCCATCTTCCAACATTCTTTGATATAAGTCATAACACTGGTTATACAACTTGATTGTCTCTTCAGTGTATTGATACCTCAACGTTAGACTTAGATCATCAGTGCTATTCTGTCGGTTCTTAGTATCTTGTTTACGGAACTGTGGAGGGGCTGCTACTTCTACTACCTCAGCATACCGTTGACTGAACTCCTGGAAGCTAAAGGACCTATGACGTAGGATCTGTGCTGCTATACTACGGGTAGTGTTAATCTCTACACACATGTTAACCATTTCAAATGGAGACCAATGTTGATGGTCAATAAGATACTTAATTAGTTTAGCACTGGTCTCAGTGTTGGATTGGTTAGCTGGGTTACTAACACGTGCCATGTAACTAATAAGCTCTTCAGCGTTGGGTGTGATGTGTACCAGGGTGGCGGTATGAGTCATCGATGATCGTTTTGGTAGATAGAGGTGGCAGTGATATCATCCCATGCTGATGGGATATAACGATTCCTAGTACTTACTGTATATTGAGAATCCAAGTAATCATCACTATTACTACGTATCTCATTAAAGGTACGGGGATGACGGAATTGATTACGTAATGGTTGCTTACGATATGTTCTACTCATAACGTATACAGTAGAATAAGTAGTGACAGGATTCAGAAGGATTGGGGAGAATCAGTACTCCAAGATTCAGTATTAGTTAGTGGAAGTTTGTGTCTTTGGAGGTAGTACTTACAGAATGTCCTTCCCCAGGGACATTAATAAAGAGGAAGATGTGTCTCGATAGAGGCATGTCTTCCTCCATTCACGGGGTCTGATCCACCCTTCAGCTCCCGCTTAACGGGTGGGATCTGCACTAAACCCAGGTGGGGACTGAACTTTTTGTCTTACCTCTAGCCTTGCGTCTTTGGTCTAAATTCATACCCATCACGAGGTGATTTGTAGCAGCTTGAGGGTCATCAATGAATGTCTCAAGTATATCATTCCACTCTTCTTGTTTACGCATCTTAACAGCTTCATAAGCAGAGATACCCATAGCATCAATGAAGTATTTAACACCTTGTGCTAATGAGTCTAATCTGTCGTCGTGTTTAACTGCTCCCTTCTCCCGACACATCCTACTCATTTGGTAGAAGAGCATGTAAAGGAGTCTTTCTTCGGGTGCTGCATCTTTATTTGAGTTGTAGTCCCATTCTACCACACCTCTATCAACAATGAGTCGGTGTTGGTTAAGGATGGGTTCTAGGGTATCAATGATACGGTCTTCTTTACGGACATTAGCACGCACTTCCTCTACGTCTATTGCTTGTTTAGTTTGTTGCAGGTGTTTCTTAAAGAGTTCTGCGACGATACCGTCTCCGAAGTTTGTTTCGACAACAAGTTTGGTAACGTTATAACGCTTACACCCACGAAGGATATCTAGTAATGTGGAATCACTGTATCCGTCCCTGTATGCTCGTACTTCGTGAACGTAGAGAAAGCCATTCTTTTGTGAGATGTATGTTGCTGCTGTTTCATCAGTGCCCCTACCACTAGGGTCAACCGAGCATATGGTTTCAGTATAGGCACTCCACTCACCTTGTAACTGCATCGGTGAGTAGAAGTAATCACCCGGTAAACCTACAGTGGGGAGGTCTTTGAGGCAGTTACGTGGGTCACTACACCACACCACAGCATCAGGTGCCTGTGTGGGGTTAACTGATGTTACTACTAGGTCACTAAACTTAAGTGGGAACTTCTCAGCGTCACTTAAGGTTGTGTCTAGTTGGAACTGTAGCATGAAGTTACTACGACCCATAGCAGCTTCACGTTCTATCAAGTCGTCACTTGTGAAACGGTCAGGATCTGTAGGTGTCCACTCCTCTACACCCATCTCTATGTCTTCCACGATCTGTGGTGACAAGAGACCTTCATACTGTGATAGCTTATCCTTACGTGGATACCTAGAGGGCCACACAAAGGGTCGATAGTTACGTTCAGCTAGTTTACGGTAGATGGTAAAGGTAGTCTGTGGTGTACCAAGGTACATGATACGACTGTCCTTCTTAGGTGTTAAGATGGACTCAGCCTCAGTACATAACTGAAGGAGTTTCTCCCGCATCATCTCAGTCATACTGTTACCAGGCACTTCGATGTCATCAAGAATCATTAGGTCTGCACGAGAACCAGTTAGCTGACCTGTGATACCTACTGACTTAACGGATGGTGCTTGGTGAGGGGAGCAGTTAACATCAAAGCTAATTCGACTCCATCGACTATCGTCACTCTTTGGTCTAAGGTGCACTAACCACGGTGTCTCAATAATTAGCTTCTGTAGGAAGATAGACATGTTATCAGCACGCTCCTTAGAGGCCGAGATAATCATGATCTTCTTCTCAGGGTCATTAAAGAGAGTCCACAACACAAACGCTCCAGTAATCCAGCTCTTACCGACTCCTCGGAAGGCTTGGATCTGTAGTCGTTTAGGACCGTGTTGTAGGTAATCAGCAATGGCGTATTGAGCACGAGTAGGGGATGGTAGGTCTAGTTGTCCCCATAGTGCTTGAAGGAAGAGCTTAAAATCGTCTTTAAGGGCGGTTAAAGTGTCCATGTGATAGGATGTATAGGAAAGCACCTAGAGGCCCCTTGTAGAGGCTTCTAGGCACCACTGTGAGCCTGCGAGCAGACTCTGGTGAGGGGTTAGACTTCTTTGCGAATAGTCTTCATTGCAGCATCAGAAAACCGCAAGAATTGTGACATAGGATTTAACATGTTTACAAGAGGCATTAGATTACCCTTTGCAGCCTGCCTAAGTGGATCCGTTTTCTCATCTTTTTTTGATTGAGCACCTTGTCCACGTGGAACTAACTGAGGTTTACCTCCTTTATAATCAACACCAAAGCTAGTAGGACGACCATCGTTGGTGTAGACTTTATTAGCCTTTTTATCTAGCCAATATGGTGTACCATTAACCGTAACACGTTCAGGACCACCTTGTGCTGCTCTAGGAGCTGCTAATTCAGTGGCTACAGCGGCAGCAGCTGGTGCAGCAACAGGAGCAGCTTTAACAGCAGCTCCAACAGCTGGTATTAACCGACTCATAATAGGTTTAACTATAGGATCTATTGCCATACCAATAGCGGTACCTTTAGCAACTTCCTCTAGAGCTTTAGTAGGTTGACCTTTTTGTAAAGGTTCGATTGCAGAACCAACGTTAAACGGTAGTTGACCTTTGATGCCCGGTGCTAGCTGTTTAAGTTGAGAACCTGTTGGGATTGGGATTGGTAGATACCCACCGATGTTTTGAGCGCCTTGTAAACCAGCTCGTGTTAAATTACCTGAAGCATTAATTTTAAGAAGCTCTTCAATCTTAACATCAGGTAAGCGACCACCAATTTTTGTTGTTCCTACATGAAGACGCGCAGCTTCCTGTGGACTAGTTGCTAGGCCAGCTTTTTGTAGACGCTCAAGTTGATCAGGTGGTATATAGTCCTGAGTAGCATAGTTACCAGTTGGAGTTTCCGCAAACTGCTGTGTATAGGATTCAGCATATCTACCAACATCTGTAGTTGGTGTACCGTGGCCCAAAGATTTCCCAAGGTTTACAGCTTCTACAGCTTTTTGCCTAGTAAATTTGCTATGATCACGTACTTCTTTATTTAGGTACTTATCAAATGAGTAAGGCTTTCCACCTATATTGATAGTTGCATTTCTATCACCAACAAGTTCATCCCATTGAGCAGCAGCTTCGTCTCTGATGGCCTTGTTGACTGTTTTCCTGCTAGAACCAATTCTAGCAGTTCGAGCAGCGTCTGATTTTTGTTTTGTACCAAAATTTTGTGATTTTAAGTCGTCAGCGCTAGATGCATTGGAAATACGCTTACGTATCTGCAATTCAGTACCATCAGGTAGGATATAACGGTTACCTCCAGCTAAAGAACCTGTATCTAGATAGTGCTGCCAGGCTAACTGTCGAGCTTCTTTTTTGCTGCTGACTTTAATAAAATCAGCCATTACTCAGCTCCCAACTACATTGGACCCGCCTTTGTCCATGTTATTCTTACGCTTACGCTCCTCACGTGCCATGATCTCGCGTTGACGTTGATTACTCATTACGTCTTCACGTCCAGCACCACGACGTTGACGAGGCTTAGCCTTTTCCTTAGGTGATTGAGCTTCTTTATATTCTTGAAGGTTAGCTTTCAAGATAGGGGCACCTTGGTACTTAGACCCATCTACCTTTGTCTTTGCCTTATAACCACCATCTTGAAAGTTTTTAGATGTGTCCTTGGCTTTCATAGCCTTAGAGCCCATCTCTGATTTAGTATCACGACCTTGGCGTTTTTGAGATGCTTCGATCATTTGCTTGATCTCTTCACGCATCTCTTTAAGTGTTTTCTTTTTGTCCATGATTAACGAATGTGTGATAGAATTAATGTTTCCCTATTAGTAGGACCAAATGTGTCCCTCATCCATTGTAGCCAATTACTACTTCCTTTAGCCTGATTGCATTTCCTACAGCTGGGTACCAAATTTGAAGTAAGGTCTTCGCCACCAAAACACTTAGGGCGAACGTGGTCAAGTGTAAGTTCATGTAGTTCATAAGTTTCTCCGCAGTATACGCATTGACAATTAAAGTATTCCTTAATTGCACGACGGTGTAGCCTTTTTGCTTCAGAGCTTGTCATCGTTATTAGGTTGTGGAGGTAGTGATCAGGACTAGGAAATAGCGGTGTCACATTATTAGATTGGGAATGGATCAGCCATACTTTTTACCCTTACGTGGGCGTGTACGGTTAGCTTTAGGGGACTCTAGTTTGCCTTTGTTGGGACCTGTATGGGAAGCATCCATACCATCACCATTACCATAAGTGCCAAGCTTACGGTTTAATTTATTAGCGTTAGTACGAATCTTAAGACCCTCTTTAGTTCTGTTGTATTCAGCCTGTTGTTTGAGGCGCTTAGCCTTAGCCTTAGGGTTGTTCTTGTAGTAACTAGACGTGCGACTTGCCATACAACCTCTTTTGAATAAGTTCGGGGTCTACCTTAGGCATGATGGTGGCTAGTTTATCAAGGGGATTACCATCATAGGCAACACCGCTGATGTCGTTTTTAGTCAACCAATCACAAGCTGCTTTAAGATCAGCAGTAGAGGCTTCACCGCTCTTGATTCGGTTCAGAAGCTCTTTGGTGACAATGTTATGGAGTTCATTAAACATGTCCTCCGTTGCTTTCTTGTTAGCCATTACGTAGTACGATTTGATCTAGTTTATTTTCGATGCGGATCATGTGATCCTCCATCTTTTGTAAGGCGTTAGCTAGCTCTTGGCGTGGTACGTACTTCTCAGCTAGACGTAATTCAACACCGTCAATACGTTTATCAATTTGATCCATACGCGAGGTAGATCGTGAATTGATAGCCAAGACGCCACCACTAACACCGATGACTAAAGAGATAGCTCCAGCAATAGCAGTTTCAATCATTAGATGTACCCGATGTAAACTTGAACGCCATCAGCACTGACAGGAGTAGCATCTAACAAGGTATTACCATCGGTGATTGAATATGCAATACCATTCTTGAAGGTAATACCACTAGTGAAATTAATCTCTTTAGAGTCGTTAGATTGGACATGGATGATAATCATAGGCACATCAGTACCAACAACAGGAGCTGTTGCCTTGTCGTAGAACCTCAGTGCTATAGCGCTACCACTACCTCCACCACTATGCGTATTGTGGACGATGATATTGAAAACAGTACCAGCACTACCTCTAATAAGGGTTGAATTAGTACTAGCTGTAGAGCTTTTAAAGTGTGCTTGAGTTGTTACAGGTAGTTCCCTTGAGAACCTACCAGGTGTGATATTGTAAGTAGTGCTAGACATTGTCCCTCATTAGTCGGATTAGTTTTTCGGCATACTGAGGATCGGTGGCGTATCGCTCTTGAACTAGAAGTCTGCAGCACTCCTCCGCAGAGGATGCTCTGTTGACTCCCTTATAGTTCTTGTAGTCCTTGTACCAACGTTGTACTAAGTACGATACGCAGGATTGTAGATCAGGGAAGTTAAGGAAACCAGCAGTAATGGTGATCCACTTACCATCAATAAACTCCTTAGTCTCATGGTCAGTACCAGAACCCTTGAGACCAAAGTAGTTATGGGTACCGGATATATGTTTACCATAACCACTCTCTAATGCCCACTGAGCAGCTACTACTTGGGGGAACTTAGCCCCTGCCTTAGAGGCTGCAGCTATCACTCCCGCCCAGGTGTTAGCAACAGGAGCCGATGGTTGTGGAGTATTGGTTGGGCGGAAGGTCATGAACCATCCAGTCCCTTTACCTTCTACTTCCCAACGCTTTAACCAGTTGTGCCAGGTGTACTTGACATCCTTACCACCGCTACCAATGGTAACGTAACCACCATTGACGTTATCCATCTCTCCGTATGGATCGTGGAAGATACCGTGCTCCCCATCATCACCGATGAGAAGCATCCAGTGTCCACCACCAACAGGATTGGAGGCATGTCCTTTATGGAGGATACCTGTAGCTACTGGATAGCCTTCCTTGAGTTCGTTAAGTAGATCCTGTCTTGTGCCCTTTTGGTAGAAGGTAGCAAAGACACCATATTGCTGACAGGCTTTTATTTGACTAGTGGAGAGTGTAGTGTCACCGTATTTTAGAACAGTTCTCAAGTAATCATCATCTGCATTACTACCCTTTAGGGCATCAGGTAGGAGATACTTGACGGCCATAGCACATGTAGAGCTAAAGCACATCCGATCTCCATGACCTGTTGCACTATCTGTCTGGGGGTAGTACTGCTTAACTTGCAGCAATACCATGACGATTACTTCCCTCTAAAGGTTCGACGGATACGACGTACTGTGTCATCTTCAGTACGGATCTTACTAAAGTAAGCAGCAGCCATAGAGATGGCTTGTGTAACGCTATTAGAGCGGCGCTTCTTAGTCATACCAAGATACTCAGAAGCGATGAATAGAATGAAAAAGGCAAGTGTTTCGTAAGACACTTTGATGCCTAGGATGGTGATCATGATTAGGTTAGGTCACGTGTTTTTGTCATAATAGTAATGATTACTTAGCTACCCAACCCGTGTTTCCAGAACCTGACTCTTTAACGTATAGCGTTGTTCCAGCTCCACCAGAAGTGTTAGTGTAAAGAGATCCAGGCACTGCTGTAACAACCCCTTGAGGACTACCAGCACCAGTTGATATTGTCTGATTGCTAGAGCCGCTACCAATTACAATACTATTCGTGAAAAGAGTATTCCATCGGTTATTAGCTCCTCCAAGGTTTGCAACCAGACTAAGGGCAGTTTCAGGTCGGAACGATGTAGCACTATTCAACCATCTAAATGATGCAACACCGTTGGCGCTAAAGCGGATGTCTCCTGCATTTGTAATCCACATCCCACTGATGCCGCCTGTTGTAGATACCATAAAACCACCGCCAGTGGCAGTAGCGCTGGTAGTTGAAAGGGTAATCCCACCTCCAGCAGATGGTAGATCGAAGATATACTGATTATAAGCGCTTGAGGCAGCAGCAGGATATGTAGAAGATAGTTGACCGCTAGTAGACCAGACCCATTTTCCTTCTTTAGCTTTCCATCCCAACCCATTTTCGCTGCCAATACGCATTAACGGGTTGTTGGCTGAGCGGTCACTTACCAGTCGACTGCGTTGATCTATAACACCAGAGTTGATGTTGGTATAAATGACAGTTTGATAGATGTTTACAACACGATCAATAGGTACTGTAGTGCTACCAGTTCCTGGGAAGTCGCCAATGCGCTCTTCATTTCCGTAGAATAGGAAGATTTTATCGTAGTACTTAACAACTGAACCTACACCACAGCCAGATGCTCCACCGTTTTCTAGGTGCCACAAGGACCCAAGACGATAAACAGTGGCGTGATTCCAGATGTTGTCACCATTAGCTAGTGTAGCTTTAATGTAAAACGCTGAAGGAGATAAGTCATTTACATTACCCTCTAGAGTTCCATCTCTGTAGGAGCCAAAAGCGTGGATGATTCCATTGTCAATGATAAAAGGCACTGGGCTATCAGACATCCCATTAGTGCCAAAGTAACCAGCAGGGGCTCTGTAAAGATTTACGGAAGAGAAGCTGGCATTTGCAATCCAAAACTGAGGATTATTTCCGGTAGTACCAGCTCGTAAAAAGCCGCACCAACGATTGGATACACTATCCCATTTAACGGTTGGCTCCTCAGCATCGGACGCCTTTTGCAGTGCGTGTGCAGTCCAGGTAACACCACTATCTGTAGACCTAACTACCCAAGCGCCATCTCCGCTGGTCGCACCACAAACAATAGTATTGGTTCCATTAAAAGCAAAAGAGTGGAGAAACAGTACAGGTGCCGTCCAAGATACATCTGGAGTTGGGACAGTGATAACCGTCTTGGTAAACGAAGCGTAAGAGTTTGAACCTGTCGTAGGTAAAGCTCTTTTGTACATATAGTGGCTTGTGCCATCAGTGCCAAATACGTACTCGTTGGTACTATCTACACCAGCAGACCATACCGTTAAGCCATTTGCTGTAATGTCAAGTAACTCACCTTCTTGATATGAAATACCACCGTCATCCGAAACGAAAAGAATCGCTCTGCTATCTGGGTCAACGTGCGAGTCGGAATAGTTAGCCCATACCCTGATTTGATTGTTAACCACATAGCATTTATCTTGTGGCCAAGCCGTGTAGGCCTTGGAATTAGTAATCTTTGCTGTTTCTTGATCCAGAAAGTCTCCAGTAATATGGGAAACAGAACCAAATTTGAAGGCAGCTTTGGTGAACTTACTAAAGTCCGAAGGGAGTACCGTCGTCCTATATGTAAGACCTCCACCATTTACTAATCGGCCTGTGGCGGCAGCGGCTTGAATAGCAGCCGTATCATCATCAGCCCCATTCCCAACAGCACCAAAGTCTTTAATGGAGACAACATCAGCAAGTTTAGCCGCTACTGTCCGTGTAGTTTGACCAGTAAATTGACCACTGTAGTTGATATTAGCAGCGTTGCTAACTGTACCACTAACAAGATTATTAGTGCATACAATATCAACAACATCATTCAACTGTAATGCTACGTTAAAGGTAACGCTAGTACCATTATCAGCAGAGTAGTCAACGTTGCGTTGCTGAAGAGCACCATTAAGGTAGACTTGTTCACGTACTGGAGAGTAAGACAAGACACCGCCGTAGTCACCTGTACCAGAGAATACAGTTTGACCAGCACTAGCTAGTTTCCTCCAACGAGTATGCCCAGGGATACCGCCATTACCAGAACTTGCATCAACATAATCCTTAGTGGCAGCGTCACCGCTTGCTGTTGGAGTAGCCAGGTTATCAATTTGATACCCATTCATATTGAGGTTACCAACCATAGGGTTAGAACCGTCAATGCTAACAGCGTTATTGTTAATCTCTTGGGTTACATAAAGATTCTGAGTGAAGTTATCATTCAGGTCCTTTGCTCGAATAGCGGAACCAGAAGAGAAGACGGCGGACAGAGTTTCGTCATTAGTATCTCGGTAGATACGAATAGAGGCTCCATTAGCAGGAGCATTGCCTGCAGTGAACAGGACCTGACCACCGGTCTTTGTCGTATAGTTAAGGCTCTGTAGGTTATAGTGAGTACCAGCTGTTTTCAGTACACCACCAACACTAACCTTAATATCAGTA